AGGGGGGGGGAGCTCGGTAAACTCTTGTTACAATCTGTTACAAATCTTTACTGGACATTATATTCTATCTGTGCTATAGTAAGGCATAATCAAAAATTAAAACTCTTTAAGGAGGGGCTAAAAAAAATGCAAAATATTTTACAAGACAAAGATTATTTTTCTGAGCAAATTCATGCTAACTATATCAAGACTAATGGTGGTCGTGAACTATACTTTAACTTAAAGCATACAAAAAAAGATATGAATATAGGAGATTGTGTTATGAGGGCAGTAACTCTCGCAACAGGAGAAACCTACGAAAAAGTTTGGAAAGATATGTTTACTTTAGCATCAGAAATGGGATTCTTTCCTAATGACGCATACGACAGAGTTGCAGAAAAATTCTTATCAGAAAGAGGATTTACTAGGATTAAATTATCTAACAAAAAGCAGAAAGTTAGAACTAATGAACTCTTAGATAAATCCCCAATATGTATTAAAGATAAATGGGTTATATGCCATACGAGAAAGCATTGGGTAGCTACCTATAATAATATATTCTGCGACAGTTGGGATAGCTATGGTAGAAATAGATTTGATGAACACCCTGTAGTTTGGAATATGTTTGTTCAAGATAATACTAATTGGCAACATAGGTAATAATACAAAATTGTTACATTCTGTTACAATAGTTTACTGGACTAAGTTAAAGTAATGTGCTAAGGTGTAATCAAGACTGGGGAATGGGTTTCCTTTTTGTTATTTTTTCATTTTCCTGTTTCCCAGTCAAGATAATAAATGAAAAATATAGAGGAGTCAAATAAATGTTAAATAAATTAGAACCAGTTTTTGAAATAGAAAAAGATGTGCCTATACCTCTTAAAAGTAGGTCTAGGAAATATAATTTTCATAAGCTAAAGTTTGAAGTAGGGGATTCTCTTCTTATAACAGAGCATAAAGTATTACTTGCTCTTTTAGGTTATGTAAATCAACCTAAACGCAAAAAGATTTCAGGTCATGAATATGTATCTCGAAAAATTGGAAAAAACCAATGGCGTGTATGGAGAGTATCTTAGTAACCAATGGGGTAGTTTAAACAGCTACCCCAATTAATTTAAGGAGAGAGTAATGTTTAAAAAACAGTTAATTAAAAAGGGTTAACCGCATTAGAAAAAGAATTAGATGATATTCAAGAGCAAGTTAATGAACTTGATTATACTGTAGGCGATAAAGCTGAAAGAGATGATGTTTATAATGTAGAGTCAGAGGTTAATGACATAAGCAGTGATTTAGATGATATTAGAAGTAGATTAGATGACTTGGAGGAAGAAGATGACTAAACCTAGATATGTAGAATTAAGATATACTGCTACTGCTACTTTTGATTTAGAGGAGCATGATATAAATCCTGATGAACTTGAAGATGTATGGTTTAAATATGGATATGCACACATAGAGCTTAAATCAGGAGAAAAGAAATCAGATTTGGAACTAGATTTACATGAGGTAGATTATAAGTGGCATGGTGATTTACAAGTATATGATAAAAACTATAATGAACTAGAGGTAGATTGGCTATGAGGTGGGATAACTTAATCTTAATACTTAGTATAACCTTATTACTATTATTGGTATTGACCGCCCCACAGGGCATGGCGTGTAGCCTACAGCAAGAAATTCAATTTGTAAAGGAAAAAAATAATGAAAAATAAAATTAATAATGAACTTGATGAAGTTGTTGGTAAGTATGATGAAAAACAATTTATAAAAGATTTGACTTTTATGTCAGAGAAACACGATTGTGAAGATTTCAGCATAGAGAAGTTTAAACAAGGTGTAAGAGTATGTTTAAGATTATATATTAATCACGAATTTGCTGAGGATAAAAACAGGAAAATTATAGACGCTATTCCTGATTACCTATTAAGAGAAGATATAGAAGATTTTGAAAACCAAGCAGAGTTGGGAGGTTTAAACTAGGTGTTTAATTGTTTTCAATTACTTAATTCATTTGAAGAAGAATTAGATGAGTATGAAATAACTACTATTGAGTGCCGTAAAGAAATTTTACGAGGTAGACTAAAAGTAAGTTATTACAGGTTAAGAAACTTAAAACAACAAAAAGAAGAGGAAGAATAATGGCTAGAGCATTATATAAAAAACAAGAAAACTTATTAGATAAATACAAGTATGTTAGCAAGGTAGATGATTTACCCTTAGAGGTGTGGGATGAATTAAAAACAATATATTATTGGGAGTGTTTATATTCTCATGCAGATTGTTATTTAAGAGATAACTTCTGCTATGATACTTGGGAAAAAAGAAAGAAAGGGTATGCCTATTAAGTATGACTGTTACAATTTGTTACAATAGTTTACTGTACTTTAAGATAGAAATGTGAGATAAAGAGATATGACGCTGAGAGAATTGATATTAAAAATTTTATACCTTGACAAGCTAGGGGTAAAAGACTTAACGCTAGATGACAAAGTAGATATAGGAACATTAGAAAAAGTTATTTTATTTAAAGAGGAAAATTAATATGCAAGATAAAATAATAGGTTGGAATATAAGTGTTACATGGGATAATGGAGAAGAAGAAAATATCTATGATATTCCTAAATATGTAGCTACTGCTGTAGATGAATTTTTAACTGAACTAGAAGAAGTAGAAGTAGAAGAATAATGAAACTATGTATTAGCAAAGATGAGGCAACATTTATACAAGAGTGTATAGCATTTAAAAAATATGCTCTTAGAAATAATTGGGATGATGTAGGTGTTGAATCTAAAGCTGTAGGAGAAAGTTTGATCTACAGAATAAATAAATTATTAACTAAGAAAGGAGTTAAACGAACATAACTTGGTTGGGCATACGGCAGTGAAAGTCTGTGGTGTAACCCTTAAAAAAAGGCGAAAACCCATTAAAACATTCCCAAAAAGATATCCTATCAATGCCAAGTTATTAGAGAGCTAGAAGAGAAACCAAAGATTGCCTGTTGAATGGTGGCAATAAGCGTCTAGCTCCGTTAGGTGTATGAGCAAATTGGCAGAGAAGCTAGAGCTAAGTGCGACTCTTGAGTGTGATGAATATAACAAGCTCTTGCTCTTCCTAATGGGAAAGCCTTTAGGAGAGTGCAAACTAAAAAAACCACATGGCGAATCATCACTGCGTCATACACCTAAAGAATTAGCCTAGCTAGGCTACCCAGTAGTAAGGACACGAATATGGTAGTGGGTAAGTGTTTAAAAAGATACCCTATGAAGTAGCTCTTCATGTGCAATTTACTTACTACTGGGAGTTATACTAAAAGTGAATGGTCAATATCGGTAATATTGCAAAACCCAGTAGCTTTTAGGCAGAGAGAGAGTTGGTAGTGAAACCCAGTTAATTACTAGGTGGATTAGGAAAGCCATTAAATTGTGTCCTAAACAATAGCTCTCTCTCGCTAGTAAGAATATGGTCTGCACAATGGCAATACTAGTTTAAGTGTAGTTAAAGTATAGGGAAAATCAGTTGCGAGCCAATCCTATAAAGCCAGATAGAGTAAGGGTGAGAAAGACTTTCTAGATAAGTCGATAAGCCCTTACTTGCAAACTTTAAAGGAGAGAAATATGTTGACAAGAGTATTAAAAAGAACTAAGAACGAAATTAAGCCTACAAAGAAATGGGATAACGAAGTAATTAAAATGGTAGAAAGATATGACGCTAGAAAAAAGATTAAAGAAGTTAGCCAAAGACACTAGGCGAATGATAGAGAAAACACACAAGGAACAGAGGAGGTTGAGGCGTGAAGGGAAATTTCCACAAGTTATTAAAGACATTAAAAGATAAGTATGCTAAGTTTGATTTAACCGCATACGAAAAAGATATTTATAAACGACATAAAGAATGGATAGAGAAAGAAAATGGGCAAGAGATTAATACCGACAGTAACTCCTAGAAAGTATAGAAAGAAATATTCTAAAAGACCGCAGAGGTTGAACAGCGAAGATCTTATTAGGATAGATAATAAATGGTATATGAAGAGGAAAGAAGATGACACAAAATAATCCAATCCATGCTAACTCAAGATTTTCATCTTTGTGGCGTAAAGAATTGTGGGGCTACTTTTCTAAAAAAAGTAAAGAAAGTATAAGAGAACATATAACTTTACCTAAATATGATTTTTTGGAGAGATACTATGAAGAAACCAAAGAAACCTCGCTTGATCAGAGAACAGCAAGGGACATACGAAAGAGTTATTACAAATAAGAAGAAGTATAACCGAAAGAAAGAAAAGGATACCCCTAATGACAGATGAAAAACTTTCAGTATTATTACCCTATGATATGGACTCTACCGAAGAGGTTACAAGAAAAGTTATGAAATTTATTCATGCTACCGCAGAGGAATTAGATATTCATGAGTCAGATGTAACAGTAGGCAGTCTAGTTACATTGTTACTACACTATCTAAAAAATAGGTCAGAAGATAAGTCAGAGGCAACAGCACATTTAATGAGTTTGATTACTAGTGTGTTGCTAATAACTTCTGCTAATACAACATGGGTAGATGTAGCTGATATGCCTGATGAAAAAGACAAGAACTAATGAAACCAATTAATTTATTAAATGTAAATAAAGAGTTACATAAAATTTTATACACTAACAGAAAAGGAGAAGAACTAATGAAGATAGATAATGAAACAGATGAGTTATTACCTGAGCTTTTAGATGAGATCAGAGATAAAATTGTTGAAAAAACTGGTCAACAAATAGATTGGCGATATCATGGTGATACAAACCTAGAAAAGATTGTTATTGTTTGGTATGTAGGGGAGGAAGAATAGTGGGAGTATATGGAACAATGAAATTTGAGAAACCTTTATCGGCATACACTAATGAAGAACTGATAGAGTATCTTGGTATAACTGCGACAGAAGATGAAGTGTTTAGAAACTATAATTACAATGAAGAGCAACGAAGAGAACACTTACTGGAAAGAGCAAAAGAATTTAATTCAAAACATAATCAACATCACTAGGAGTTTAAAATGCCAATGAGTAAGAAAGAACTTGATGCTTTAGAGGAAAGAAGTAAGTTAAGAAGAAAACTAACTTTTCCTGAAAAGGTAGATTTATTAGATGACGAAGAACTTAAAGACTTTCATCAAAATGTTATTAGACGCTTAAAAGAGATTGCTGTTCGTGAAGAGATAGATAGAGATGAATTAAATAGGTTGGTAGATAGTTTAAAAGTTATTGAAAGAGTATTACGCCACAGAAGATTAAAAGCAGAAGAGGAAGCTAGGTGGCTTAGTAGATTACCATGAGTAAAGCAAAGCCTCATACAGCCCCTACTAAAAAATTTGATAGGGAACTATTTAATGCAAACGATCCTCAAACTAGAGAGTCAGCTAAAAAGTTATTGCCTCATAAATTAAAAGAAATATTAGGATTAGATGAAGAGCCTATATTAGAGGACAATACAAAAGCTTATGGTATAGACCTTCTTTGTGAAAAACATAATCTAAGTGTAGAAGTAGAAACAAAACATGGTTGGGGTAGTGGTAAATTTCAATGGGGAGATATGCACATACCTAGAAGAAAATTTAGATATACAGAACTAGAGGGCGAGGTATTTTTTGTAGTCTTTAATTCAGATAGAACACAAGCAGGAATAATGACGAAAGACTCTGTTAAAAAAGAGAGAGTTGTCAATAAATTCAATAGGTTATCTAGATTACATGAGGACTATATTTCAGTACCTGTTGAGGAAATTATATGGGTGTAGTAGATAAACTAAATGAACTCAATGTTGAAGAGGGGACATCAAAAAGATTTGATTGCATCTTTTGTGGTAAGAAAAATACACTAAGTATTACAAAGAAAAAAGGAAAACTTTTATGGAATTGTTTTTCTGCATCTTGTAATTCTAAAGGTAATGTAGGAACAGACTACTCTAAAGAAGATTTAATAAAAGAGATAGAAAGTAATAAAGATGCAGAAGAGTTGTTACCTTTTATCTTTCCTGATTATTGCGTTAATGTAGATAGAAGTGATAAGGCTATAAGATATATAAAGCATTTTGATTTTTATGATGTGTATGAAGCTAACCCAAATTATTTTATGTATGATGTAAAAGGGGACAGATTAGTTTTTGTAGTTGAGCATGGGGGGAATGTTACTGGAGCAGTTGGCAGATCATTAAGAGGGGAGATGAAATGGCTACGCTATGATAGTAACCATGCTCCTTTTATTATGAAAGCTAATTCTGATACTGCCATAATAGTTGAAGACTGTATATCAGCTTGTGTTGTAGCTAAGTGCCATAATGGTGTAGCTTTATTAGGAACTAATCTTTTAACAGAACATATAAAATATATAAAACATTTTAAAAAAATATGGGTGGCATTAGATAGAGATGCTACCGCTAAGTCCTTGGATATACAAAGAAAAATAGCTATTCATGTTCCTGATTGTTCTATTAAGATATTGGATAGAGATTTAAAATATGAGGATAAGAATTTTATACAGGAGAACTTTTAGTGAGAAAACCCCATAGGTCTAAAAATAGAGGGGAGCATTTTGGGGTTATGTTTGACGACATAGTGGATGACCATACAGCAGGGGACTGGTCGCAAGTGTGTTCTAGGTGTGTCAGGAAATATGGTTTGCCAAAAAAATCATTAGACCAATATGATATTGACAGCGATACGAAGTGTGGTATAAGGGTGTGTAACAACACAGCAGAATATTTTATAACTTTTGATAGAGGATATGAGAGATGAATATATTTTACTTTTACGATTGCCCCTTAAAATCAGCACAAGCACAACCTGATAAGATGCTAGTCAAGATGCCCTTAGAAACAGCACAAATGTTATGCACTGCTCACAGAGTATTAGATGGAGATGAATGGGCAGATGAGAACAATTTATATAAAACTGCATATAAAAATCATCCTTGCACTATTTGGGCTAGAGAAAGTAGTATAAACTATATGTGGTTATACAAACATTTCTTAGCTCTTGGTAAAGAGTATGCTTATAGGTATGGTAGAGAACATGCAAGTATAACTAAACTTGCTAATGCTCTTTCTAGAATGCCTGATAAAATAAACATAAACCTAGCTACACCAGTAGCACAAGCTATGCCTGATCAATACAAAAATGATAATCCTATTGTAGCCTACCGCAGTTATTGTATAAATGAAAAGCATTATGCCAAGTGGGAAAAAGGTAGAGCTAAACCTGATTGGTGGGCTTTAAATGATTAGAGCTTGTATTATAGTTTTGTTTATGGTAGGTTGCACTACAACAGATGATGTAGGGTGTGTGCCTATATACATAGGAACAGGATATGATGAGGATGGAATGAGGGAATTTATATATACTAATGAAGTTGGTTGTCCAAGAATAGAGGAGAGATAAATGAGCAGTATGCCAAAAGAGATACTTAAAAAGTATGCAACAGATTTTGAATTTCATAACCAAGTTAAAGGTAGATTAGATGACAAAATGTTTTCTAATGGATTGCTAAAAGCAAAACATGCCGTTGACGATGCTTATGATAAATATAAAGATAAAAGTTTAAGCCTAAAAGAAATAGCTATGAATTATATAGCATCAAATCCTTCAATTACAATTAGTCAGAAAGAATCTATACTTGCCGAGTTTGACGCTATAGATAGACTAGAAGATATAAATGACGAGATTGCATTTGACATGGTATATAAAATGTCTTTGCAGTCTTTTGCTCAAGATGTAGCACAACAGTCTATACAGATTATGCAAGGCGAGCACTACGATACAAGTTTAGTTTTAAAAGCTACCTCTAAATTAAATAAAATGGCAGACAGAAATAAAGAGGATGATTTAAAATGTTCTAATAATATGGAAGAGCTGTTTGAAGAAATAGATAGAGAGCATCATTACTCTTTTCATGTTCCCTCTATAAATGATAGAGTGGGAGGACTAAGTAAAGGTATGTTTGTAGTAGTGGGAGCTAGACCAAATATTGGTAAGTCAGGGTTTGCCCATTCTATGATTGCATCTCCTCATGGGTTTTTAGATCAAGGGGCTAAATGTATCATGTTTACTAATGAGGAAAGACCTCAAAGACATATGTTAAGAATGATTACTGCATCCTGTGAAGAGAGAATAGCGTATGTTAAGGAGTTTAAACATAAATTTGTGGATAAATGGAAAGAAAAATCTAAAAATCTACATATAATAGATTCTAGTAGTCTTACTTTCGGAGAGATAGAAGCCATAGTGGAGAAAGAAAGTCCTGATGTGGTTGTTATTGATATTCTAGATAAAACACATATAGGGGGTAGTTATGCTAGAGATGACCAAAGATTAACTAGTCTTTATTCTGAGGCAAGAGATTTAGCAAAGAGACAAGACTGCGTTGTATTTGGTATGTGTCAGTTATCTGCTGAGGCATCTGGTAAAATAATTCTTAATGACTCTATGTTATCTGGATCACGAACTGGTAAAGCAGGGGAAGCAGATTTAATTGTTTTAATTGGTAAAGAAGATACAGAGGAGGGCGATACAAATATGCGTTGGATAAATATAGTAAAGAATAAAATAACTGGCGTTCATGGAAACTTTGCTGTAATATTCGATAATTTAACCGCTACTTATATGGAATAATGGAAGAGAAGGAAGCAAAAAAATCTTTAGAGGAGACTAGAGAACTTACAAAAGGCACTATGCCTATAGTTATAGTAGTGGATAATGAGCAAGAATATGATATGATGACTATGGTAAAAAAGAAAATGAGAAATATAAAAAACATAGAGATAGAAATTAGAGATTCCTCCAGTGATGGAGGTGGTAGCTAAGTCTGAGCAGTTGAGTGAGAGTTGCCTCTCTCCTCGTTGTAACTTACTCGCTGAAAATTGTTTTTCCTCGTAACAATTATCAGACTTGGCTACAGATTATATAGGATATAAAATGTATAGAAAAACAGTATTAGATATAGAAAATAAAATAACTAATGGTAATCCTACAGCATATCAACCTAATAATTATTTAGTTTGTGTGGGGTTTGCCGAAGTTACCAATAAAGTAGAAACTCCTAAAGTTGTATGGTTTAACCACGATGACTTAAAGATAACTCCTAGTAAAGAATCTTTTAAAGAGTTGCAAGAGGTATTAGATAGAACTGATTTACTTATAGCACATAATATTAAATATGATTTAACTTGGTTATATGAGTGTGGTTTTAGGTATGAAGGGGAGCTGTATGATACTATGACAGGAGAATATCTTTTATCACGAGGGGCAAAAGTAGCTCTATCTCTTGCAGAGTCTTGTAGAAGAAGAAAAGTTACTCAGAAAAAATCTGAGTTAATTGAAGAGCATTTTGAAAAAGGTATAGGGTTTGAGGCTATGCCTATAGATTTAGTAGAGGAATATAATATATATGACATAATATCTTGTGGAGAATTATATTTAGAACAGGATAGATTATTTCATACAGAAGATTATAGGTCTATGTTACCTATACTTAAACTAACTAATCAGATGACAGAAGTTTTAATTGACATAGAAAGAAATGGGACATACATAGATTTAGAAGAATTGGAAACAGTTAGAGCTACTTATGAAAATGAAAGAACTTTTAGGTCTGCTCAAAATAATAAAATAATAAAACATATTATGGGAGACAAGCCTTTTAACATATCTTCTCCTGAACAGTTGTCAGAAATAATATGGTCAAGAAAAGTAAAAGATAAGAATGAGTGGGCTAGAATATTTGGTATAGGAACTAGGGCAGTAGGAACTGGTAAGTATAAAAATAGAATACCTAAGAAAGAGTTAGATAGCATAATTAAAGCACAAACTGTTATATCTAAAAAGACAGAAGTTAAACAATGTGGTAGATGTAATGGAACAGGACATATTTTTAAGAGAAAAAAAGATGGCTCACCTTATAAAAAACATCCTAAATGCACTACATGTAGTGGTACTGGGTATATATATACATGGTTAGAGCCTGTTGCAGGATTAAAGTTTTCTCCTACATCAGTAGATCAGGTTACTGCTAATGGTTTTGCAACAGATAAAAATACTTTATCTGAGCTAACTAAAATAGCAGAAGAAAAAGATATGAAAGAAGCTATTTTATTCTTAACTAATATGCAGAGAATAAATGCGTTAGACACTTATATTAATTCTTTTTGTAAAGGTATACAGCAGAATGTTTATGATAACAGCATACTACACCCTCAAATTAATCAAGTAAGAACTGCTACAGGGCGTTTATCTTCTTCTAAGCCTAACTTCCAGAACTTACCACGAGGTAGCACAGCTAGAGTTAGAAAAGCTATTAAATCTAGGTTTAAACAAGGTAAGATACTAGAGGGAGATTTTGGTCAATTAGAATTTAGAACTGCTGTATGGGTAGCTAATGATAAAGTAGGTAGAAAAGAGATAGATGAAGGGTTTGATGTTCATGCATACACAGCTCAAGTCCTTACAAGTGCAGGACAAGAAACTAGTAGACAAGACGCAAAAGCTAGAACATTCAGACCTTTATATGGGGGAATCGGAGGATCACCTGCAGAAGTGCAATACAATAGAGCATTTATAAATAAGTATAATGATATAGCTAAGTGGCATCAGAAGTTACAAGACGAGGCTATAAGAGAGAAGAAAATTACTACAATAACTGGTAGACAATTTGCTTTTCCAAATGTTCAAAGAACTAAATATGGCTCTACATATGCCACACAAATAAAAAATTACCCTGTGCAGTCTATAGCTACTGCAGAGATAGTACCATTGGCTTGTATTATTTTTAGAGATAAGTTAAAATTAGAAAATTGTAAATCTCTGATAATCAACACAGTACACGATTCTATTGTTGTTGATGTTCATCCTACAGAGATAGACATCATACCTGTCTATTTAAAAGAAAGTATGTTAAAAGTAAAAGATAGGATGTTATATGACTTTGATCTTACAATAGATGTTCCAATGGAAGTGGAATTAAAAATTGGAGATGATTGGTTAGACATGGAAGAAATAATAGATGAAGAACAATCCGATGTTTACGAGGTGGAGAAGAGAGCTGTATAGATATAAAAGAGAAAACCCATATATAAAGATAACAATGCCCAAAATGTCTTGGCACAAAGAGGGCGAAAACATAATAAAGAAACCAACAAGAAAATTTTATTCATATTAATTTGACATTTAAAAAAAATAGTATATAACTGTAGAACTTTTAAAATTTATAGGAGGTTGTAGTGACAACAGATTTAACATTAACAGAAAATACCCTTCCATTTGCACAAGCAATGGAATCATTAGGAATAGTAGATGAGAGTGGTTCGTCTAATGCTCCTTCAATACCTAGAATATCCATAAACAATAAAACTAGGTCTAATTCTGGGGCTAAAATCCCAGACGGAACTATAAGAATAGACCATCCTCAATATGGTGTAGTCTATGCGGAGAAAGCATGGATTAGGGTGTTCCAACAAAGATTTTTTTACCAAAGATATGACGAAAATGCTATCTTCCAAACTAAAGAAGGTAAAGATGTTCGTGGTAGATATGTAAACAGGTCTGTGTTTGTTAGAAATCCATATGATGAGGCTCTGGATGAACTTGGTACAATAAACTGTGGTAAAAAGAAAATAGAAGATTGGGATAAAGCATCTGAAGCCGATAAAGAATGGTGGAGAGGCTCTAAAAGATATAGAGTATTATTTGGTCTTTTACGAGTAGAGAATGCCGTAAAAGAGGGTAATGGGGAAACTGTATCTTTTGATAATTTTCCAGTTATTTACCAGATAGCAAGTAAAGATACTTTTAAGAATTTTGGTAATGTATTATCAGAATTACATAAGACTAAAAAATTACCTTACTCACACGAATTAAAATTTAATATGGAGTATAAACAGACTCCTGCTGTGAGTTGGTATATAGTTAATCCTACTATTGAGCCTGAAACTTTAGAGCTAACTGAAGATGATATAAATACCAATAAGGTATTTAATGAGTTTATTCTTACTCATAATGATACTGTTAGACAAAAAGCTTCTGAGGCATCTAAAAGATTAGATGAAGCAGAAGGAATACTTGATAGTGAAGACTTTATAGAGGTAGAAGCCACCGCCTCTTAAAAACTATGGATGATAATCTAGCAAGAATATTTGCTTACTTAGAAAAGGCAAGTAAGGATAAGGCTACTATGTCAGATGATATAGTAGAAGAAGCAGGAGAATACTTTAAAAAGTGTTTGAAGCGACAATTTAATCCTGAAGAAAGGAAGTTTAAATTACGACCTTCTAATCTAGGTAAACCTTTATGCCAGTTACAAATGGAGGCACAAGGAGCTGAAAGACAGCCTTTTGATTCTACATTTAAAATGCGTATGATACTAGGGGATGCTGTAGAGGCTATATTTAAAGCTATTCTTAAAGCATCAGGAGTAGAATATCAAGATAGTGAGCAAGTAAAAATTAAAATTGGAGAGCATGAGTTATCAGGCGAAACCGATTTAAGTATAGAAAATAAAGTAGATGATATAAAATCCTGTTCAGCTTGGGCTTATAGGCACAAGTTTTCATCAATAGATAACATGAAAGAGCACGATACTTTTGGATATATACCACAATTAATAATGTATTCAGAGGGTGCTAACAAAGAAGTTGGTGGTTGGTGGGCTATAAATAAAGCTACAGGAGAAATAACTTATCTTGATCTTGAGATTACAGATGAAGATAAACAAAAGCTTTTAAAAGATATTGAAGACAAAATAGAAAACATTAAGTCTAACAAGCCTTTTAAAAGATGCTTCGATGAGGTTGAGGAAACTTTCAGAGGTAAGAAGACAGGTAATAAACACCTACACAAGATATGCTCTATGTGTGAGTATAAGAAACCTTGTTGGGGAGACCTTAAATACAGACCTCAGCCTGCGTCTAAAGCTCAGAATCCTCCTTGGCTTTACTATACAAGTTTAAACGAAGAGGTATCAGCTTGACGAAGAAACTTATCGAAGTGGAGGATGGGGACTTTTATATCCTTGTTCGACCAAAAGCAGACGATGAAGACGGAGACTGGTCACATGAAACTACTATTACCTGTAATAAGTCTGCTAAGATTCCTAACGATGTCTATGACCACTATTTTAACCTTGCTAGGGCTATGGTTGGTCTTAGTTATATTGCTAATGATGGACTTATTGACATACATAACTTATATTTTGATAGGGCGTTGGAGGGAAAAATAACAGGAAAAGAGGGAGAAATGCTATGGAACATATTGAACATAGATTTTGAACTGGAAGAGCCTGTTGTGGAAAGAAAAGACAATGTAATAGAAGTAGATTTTACCAAAAAAGATTCATAAAGTTTTTTAGATCTTTTTGGGGAGTAATTATATTACATGTCTTTTTTAATTTATTAATAATATGTAGCGATGGAGATAATACCTTAATCGCTTTCAGAAAAGGACAGCTTAATGAAGAAGCCTACACAATTACAGTTTGATGCTGTGCATTTTCCACAACATTATAATGAAGGGGGTATAGAGGCTATTGACGCAATAACAGCCTCTATGTCTCTGAACGAATTTAAAGGATACCTGAAAGGGAATGTTTTAAAATATGTTTGGCGATATGCGTATAAGAAAAAACCATTAGAAGATTTGAATAAAGCCAAATGGTATTTAGAAAAACTTATTAGTTTACATGAAGACAATACAAGCTAGAGTTACGATTGAACTTGAGATAGATATAGAGGCGTATAATGTGCCTTTAGATCATGATGTCTCTTACGAATTATCCGATATTTTACACAACACATTTTATGAAGTAGAAGGAATAGAAATAACAAATGTCAAGACCATTCAAAAAGGGCAAACGAAGTGATTACCCTCCTCTCAAAATACAATTTGAGGAAGGACAAAGAGCTTTTTACAATGGCAAATTAAGAAACCCTTATCCTGTTTTTCAGATGAGACATAAAGAATGGGAAAGAGGGTTTAATTTTGCCTATTTCAGAAATAAATACAAACGAAGGAGAAGATATGCAAAGTAATGCAGTAGAACTACCCACAGACTATCAAAGTTTTATACATGTTTCAAGGTATGCAAGGTGGATAGAAAAAGAAAATAGAAGAGAAACATGGACAGAGACAGTCAATAGGTATTTTGATTACTTACAGGACAGGTTAAAGAAAGAAAACTCTTTTACTTTAACTCCTGCGTTACGCAGTGAACTACAAGATGCTGTTCTTAATTTAGAAATTATGCCTTCAATGAGAGCTCTTATGACAGCAGGAGTGGCACTAGAAAGATGTCATGTTGCAGGATATAATTGTTCTTATTTACCAGTTGACAGCATTCGTTCTTTTGATGAATGCTTGTATATACTTATGTGTGGAACTGGAGTAGGATTCTCCGTAGAAAATAAATATGTGAACAAATTACCAATAGTTAATGAGTCTTTTGAAGAAAGCGAAACAACAATAGTTGTAGGAGATAGTAAAGTAGGTTGGGCAAAAGCCTATAGAGAACTTATCCATTTATTATATGCAGGGCAAATACCTTCATGGGATTTATCTAAATTAAGACCTGCAGGAGCTAGACTTAAAACATTTGGTGGCAGATCAAGTGGTCCTGATCCGTTAGATGATTTATTTAACTTTACTGTTAATGTATTTAAACAGTCAGCAGGAAGACAATTAAAACCTATAGAATGCCATGACATACTATGTAAGATAGGCTCTGTTGTAGTAGTTGGTGGTGTAAGGCGTTCTGCACTTATTAGTTTATCTGATTTAAACGACCAAGAAATGGCGTTGGCTAAATCAGGGGAATGGTGGAACACTGAAGGACAAAGAGCTTTAGCTAATAACTCTGTTTGTTATACCGAAAAGCCTCCTATAGGAATATTTATGAGAGAATGGTTAAACTTATATAACTCTAAATCAGGAGAAAGAGGTATATATAATAGACAATCTGCTGTAACTAAGGCGTTAGAAAATGGTAGAAGAGATGAAGGGCATGATTTTGGAACTAATCCTTGCAGTGAAATTATACTAAGACCTTATCAGTTTTGTAATTTAACAGAAGTTGTAGTTAAGAGCACAGATACTGAAAATGATTTAAATAGAAAAGTAAGACTGGCTACGATATTAGGTACTTTCCAGTCTACTCTTACAG